GTCGTGATGATAAATTTGTCTTGCCCGTTTTTTATGCCATACTGAAAATTTAATTTTTCCTTTACCTGTTTACTTTGATCCTCGTCCGGGATTTCACTTTCATTTGACAGGACACCCAACGCCCCCCGGCTGTCAATTATAGATGTCCTCGCATCATAGATCGCTTTTAAATCGGTCGTGATTTTGTCCGCCGGTATATATTTCGATATTCCATAAACCCATAGGCCATTTTCGTATCGTAAATTGACGTACCTTTTATGGAGTACTTCATCGGGCTCAAAAGGATACTCTTTATTTCCTTGCACAAGTTTATACCCCACAACCTTATTCATGAAATTTGGCTGGCCAGTTTTACCTTCTAATATGATTTTAACCCCTGGAGGAGGTAAAACGAACAACCCTGAAATTTTCTTCATGCCAAACGGTCGTTGTAAATACATGAAAGAGTTCCCAAGTATTTCGTAATAAACAAAAAATAGTTTTATTAGCTCGTTCCAATTCTGATAATAATTCGGTTGTTTTATAAGGTTTTGGAGTGATTCATTTTTAGTATCGTCGCATTTTGAATTGACTATCTTAACAGGGATGTTGGCGATTTGAGAGGTAACAAAGTCAGTTATTGAAAATACATCCGGTATAACATTGTAATTTTCTACAAGCTGCCGGGGTGATACATTCCCAAAGCCCGAAAAGTTCCCCAAAATCCTTTTAATGTCGCTCAATGAGGTAAATGTCATACTCTTTTGCGCTCTTTTTTGGAAAAAGGATTTGAATTGCTCACTAAAATACCCCATGTGTTTGAAATTTCACAGACAAATATAAGGCAGTTTTAAGGGATTTTAAAGAAATTGTTTTAAATGTCCGATATATGCCTGATTTTCGGACATTTGATTTTATATTCTAGTACATAAATAAATGCTCCAACCTTTGTAATATACCTTTTTTGATTCTAATTTCCACCGGTAAACAGTTCGGGGGTTAACATGAATTAATTGAGCTAATCTCTTTTGCGTTAAATTTTCCCAGCATTCATCAGTTTTATTATTAATAGCTACCATGTTATTTAACTTTTTGTGGTATTTATATTGTAAAACCTTTCTTTTCATCACCAGTAATAAAATATCCGGCTGCTTCTGTAATATGGTCAAAACCGCTTTTCTTGTCCGGCTCACCGTTTTTATCATAGGCTTGCTTTTCAAGTGATTCTGTCAATACCGGGCAATTATTTGTATTGATAAAATATGTTTTCTTCCTGAACCGCTTATTCATAAAGTTCACCCTGTCTTTTACAAACGGGTTTTTCTTTGGCTTCCTGATAACATACTTTTCGGCCGCCAACAAATCAATATCCGACCGACCGGATGTACTTCTGTTTTGTCCGCTGGCATCAGGATAAATTACAACTTTATGGCCTGCATACCTTTCGTTTATTGTGTTAATTATTGAATTTGTGTCATAAGCCCCGGCTATTTCGGCAACTGCATAAGCTATGTCATTATCAATTACGTTAATAACAGCGTGCATGTTTGTAATGTTGAAGTCCATCCCTATATGAATTACCTCATCCGGCTTTAGCATCCGCCCGTTGTGATTTTCTTTTCGGTCAAAGTCAACGTAAACTGATCCGCTCGTTAAGTTGACAAACTCCCCATTCAAATATGCAGCTAATTGCGCAGGGGTGTAACTGTCTTCCAATCCTTCGATATATCCATGAGGCAAAAATGGNTTTTCGGCTGTTCTTGCACGTATTAGCCTCCTGCCAGGTTTCTTGTTTTTGATAAAGAAATTATATAAAAAACGGAATCCCTCCGGTGTACTGCAAAAATCTGTTGCGTTTATATGCCCGGGAGGAAGTACAGCCCTGTTCCGTGCCAATATTTTACTGAATGCCTCTGACATTTTATCCATCGGCAAAACATCCGCTTCATCAATCATCGAATATGCTACTTCATAACCCACTATTGTCCCGGGATTGTCCATTGTTCGCATAATTATTTTGGAGTTGCCCGGGATTATTATTTCCTTGTCTGATTTGTTCAGCGTATGGGAAATTCCAAGCTCATCCAGCAATCCGGTAAATTTAGGAAAGGCAATATCTTTAACAAGCGGGTAGGTCGGTAAATAATACGCAACCGGGAATTGTGGATATTGAAGCTTTTTTGTAATCGTTTTCATTACTCCAACATGTGATTTTCCTGAACCAAAGCCGCCAACGTATGCGGTATGCAGCTCGTTTGAAAGATAGAATTTCTTTTGCTGCGGCAATAGGGATATGGTTACTGATCGGCTCATTTGAATGAATTTATACCATCAAAATATAATTTATAAAACCCATGGATGCCATCGGTTATTAAAATNGTNNNNTTTTGTCCCAGGATTCAACTTCCCAATCACCCATTTTTCACCTCCATAACTTTTATTTCGGTAATTGGATTTTGTTCTTTTACGTCAACTGTTTGCTTCGGCATCCCGATAGTATGCTGCAATATTTCCTTAATCTTGCCCCAATCGCCTTTGCTCAAAGCCAGATAGAATTGGTTTGCTACTATTCTTGTGATTATTGGCTTTGTCTCGTCGTGGTGTACCTTCTTTAATTCGTCAAGGGTATAAAATGCAAGCTCACCAAAGGATGCTTTAATGTCATCCGCTGAATATCCTTTTGCTTTTAGAATGGTGTATATTTTTTTAGGCCGGCCGTTCCCGATATTTTCAGGGTGTTGCCTAAATCCTGCCGTGTTGTGTTTTGGGTCATTTGCTATACCTTTATATCCTGACATATTCAGTTGTTTATTAGTTATTTCAACCCAACCAGGTAGCCCCACTTTTGAGGCTCGACCTGATTTTTATGGGCTGATTATTCAATTACTTTTATTTCACAATATTCTACTTCTACATTCCCAGTTTGATCTGTCAACGAAAATTTAACGATTTTATCTTCATTGCAATATACCGGGCATTCAACTTTATCATGTGTTACCCCGGCTGTAAACTCTAAACTATGGCTATTCCATTTTAGAATAATCAAAGGCTCTGTTGATGTAACAGTAACCGGAATTATTACCGATTTGCCCTTTTTTGCTGTGATCTCTTTTTTAAATTCAATCTTCATGATAGATTGGTCTTTTTGACAAGATGAAAATAATAAGATTAAAAATATTGATAATATTGTAGTTTTCATAGGGCTAAAGTACATAATTATTTTTCGTTTGTCAAGTACAGCCCTAAAAAATCCTCAACCGTCCTAATAATTACATACTCCTCGCCGTGTTCAGCGCACCTTTCCTGCTCCCTTATCTGCGAAGGACTCATCCGGTCATTGCCAACTTTTACTTCCAGATTATACATTTTGCCATTGAAGAAGCATTTTATATCGGCACGTCCTGGCATTACCTTACTATCTTTTACCCATTGGGCTGAGCCAATAATCCGGCTTCGCCCTATTACGTCAATAACCACTTTCCTTTTATCAATTCGCTTTCCACTATCCGGGGCCTTGATCGGATCGTAACCGTCAGCTTTTAGTATTTTCATTATTACGCTTTCAATAAATTTCGATAAATATTCCCGGTGTCCTGTATTGGAATAGAAATAGTCTTTCACCGATAGCGGATATGGTGTTTTGCTGCCTTTTTTAATCCAGGCATCCAATATTCCGTACGTTGTAAATGTCATGATCTTGGAAAGTTTTGATCTTTTAAAGTGATGTTCTTTCATTGTTATGTTGTTTTATGGCTCGAAAGCCTGTTAAATTCATTTTGCCAATTGTGGTTTAAAACATGTCATAATTAAACTTTTTTTCCACTGTACAAATAGTATCATTCTTTTGCCCTCCGTGTGGCACCATTAGTATTTCAATAATTTCAAAGCACCTGTTTTTTCCCATACCCGTACTATTCCAACCAAACGAAATACATAAACCACCTGTTTTTATTATTCTTTTAATTTCATTCTTACAATTACTCCAAAAACTTGCTTGCGTACTTTCCATCGTTGTTTCTAATCCTACCCCTTTATAACATTCCGATACTTGTCTGGGGCTGTATGGTGGGTCAAATAAAACTACATCGGCACTATTGGTTTCCATGAGGTTTAAAAATTCTAATGCATCTAAATGAAAATCAGTATTAAATTCAGGGTTTAAGTCATTTGTGATTGTCCCCCATTTACTACCATTTGAAAAGGGGTCTATTATTACACCACCTTTTACATATTTACCTAATAATCTCGCAATCGGCTTTATATTAAATGTTTTGGAATCAGCCATTGCCCATATTCTATTTATCTCCATTATAATATTTGTTTTATATGTTAAGTTCGCCAAAATAGCCCAAAAAGTAAAAGAAAATACCCTGTTTAGTACAAGGAAACACCCTATAAAGTAAAGGAAAAGACAACAAAAGTAAAACAGAGTATAAGGTTTTATTTATATATATTACTAATATATAGTATATTATATAATAAGTATATATATTTCTTATACCGTACGTGTTGATTTTCTCGAGAGCCATCCTATTAATTTACCTTTTGCAAAAATAGTACCACATAATTAGCTTAATTACTTATATATTAACTACTTAACGCAAATTTACCTTTTACTATTACTATGCAATGTTTTACTATTTACTTCTTTTTTCTTTACTTTAGCACTCAAATACTGGATCATCTGTTTTGAAAGCCCGGTAAATTTAGCAACCTCAACTTTAGAGCAGTTCAACTCATTCCTGGCAATAGCTGAAAGCAAAGAAAGCGCCTTATCATTGCGTTTGATCGCACCCGAAGCCTTGATAATATTGGCCATGTCGTGTTTCAAGTCTACATCGAAAACAAGATTTTGCGCATTGTTTATGAAATACTTCATCACGTCAAAACTTTTCAAAATAGCGTTTCTTTGTACTTTTTGCACTATTTCGCCCCCTTTTCCGCCCTCAAAAATGGAATAAATCTGAGTAATCAACTCAATAATAAGGGCAACCCTTGGGAACATTGTAATAATTTTGGCCATATAGGCACTAATTTTAACGTTTTCGGCGGTGTGTTTTACTTTCAGGAAGTAGTTATAACAATCTTCAAAAGTAACTTCAGCATCAACCGAAATATGAAACTCCAAATCTTCAAATTGATTAAAAGAGGCATAGGCATATTCAATAAAATCAGTATACCATTGATAATATGAAATTTTCGGCGGTGTTAATGAAAACTGAAAATTTGTATCTTCATAAGGCACTAAAAGGAATCTATCAAAAAGTCCATTAACAACGTGCCGCTGCATTATTTCATCCAATACCCCCGGCTGGATTGACCCGGCCAAAGAAATAAACATCCTGGGAACGTGTGCTGCGTCCTCAGACTTGATGTTCTTAGTATAGCTCCCATTATTATATGATGACAGCCAAAACGATTCATCACCCCCCTTTGATGCGCTGTGCTTGTCCATATCCGAAAGCCAGCCATCAAGCTCATCCTTCATCAACCCAAGTCCGCCCGGGTTATGTATCATCGCCTTAGTATAACCCTCCCGAGTACCATCCTCCAAAAGCGACTGCTTCCATGTTGGTCGTTTCTCCTTACTTTCATCATCATAGGCCGCCAGGGCTGAATCAAATTCAATCTTTTTTTTGCTGTCTATTTTTCGTAGCGGCTTAATAATCGTATTTATTGCATGCGTTTTCGATGATCCCCTGTCTGCAATAATCATCAACCACATTACCGGGCTAACATTCCACCCCTCATTTATAAATGTCGTGAACTTGTTACCGATCAGAACCGAAAACAGCCAAAGCGATACGGAGCAAAGCAGGTTAACATCGTGGTTATTCTGCTTATTCTGCTGTAAAATATAAGCCTGTAATTTTTCAGGAAATATGTCAATAGGGAAGTCAACCGTTTTTTTAGTAACCGACGGCTTGTAATGTACAATGTTGTATTTTTTCTCCAAATATTTAATAGCTTCGACTTTATCACCATCAAATTTTAGCCGCATCAGAATATCGAATAAAGAATACCCTTTTTCCTGCTCAAAAT